ATACACTACCCTACCTGTGGAACACTCTGTGAAGTCTAGGATTAGCCAAGTGATACCGTACCTCTGTTGGCTCTCTATATCGTATTGCGAAGGGGCAGGCTCAACACCGGGAGGATGTGAAAAGAACAAAATTAATAGTGAGGCATAAATGCTTAGAACAATAAAACTTTATGGAGAGCTAGGCAAGAAGTTTGGCAAAGAGCATAAGGCTTATGTCAATTCCGTAGCGGAAGCTGTGAAGTTTCTAAAGGCTAATTTCAAAGGCTTTGAGAAGTACGTAATGGACAGCAGCGATAAGATTAGGGGGTATGAGGTATGGGACGGTAAGTACAACGTTGATGCCACAGCTAATGATTTTAATCGTTGTGGTGATGGCGTAATTAAGATCATTCCTCGCGTAAAAGGTGGTGGAGCAGCAGCAAGAATTATTGTAGGTGTTGTCCTTATTATTGTTTCTTTTACTCCGTTTGGTGCCCCCTTTGCCGGCTATTTAGTCCCCCTTGGCCTCTCCCTAATTGCTGGAGGCATTATTGAATTAATGGCCCCTAAGTCGCCAGCAGCAAAGACCGACGAGAAGATAGACACATCAAGCTATGTCTTCTCTGGCCCTGTAAATGTTACGAAACAAGGAAACCCTGTAGCCATCGGCTACGGAGAAATGATTGTAGGCTCTCAAGTAATTTCAGCAAGTATAACAACAAAAGAAATTCCCGTCTAAGGAGAAAAGAATGTCAGATGTAATTGTAGGGCGAGGAAGCTCTTCAGGAGGCACAGCAAGGGCTGCTGTAGAAGACCCTAACACCCTTCGCAGCAAATCCTTTGCCACTACAATTGACCTTCTGGGTGAGGGCCAATGGGAAGAGTTCAGAAGTGGTAAGCCAAACCTAAATAGAATCTACCTAGACGAAGTTCCTATTGTGTCCTCAGATGGTACAGAGAACTTTGCAGGATACACTATTGAGGTAAGGGATGGATCACTAGATCAATCTCGTATGGCTATCTCCAACACAATTGAAAGTGTTAAGGCTGTAGGTGTAGAGCTCCTAGAGGGAGTTCCTATTGAGACGGTAGTGTCTGGTGTATCAATTGACAGTCTTCGTGTCACTGTATCCACTCCTCGGCTATCTAGTATGGACCCCTCAACAGGGGACGTTCATGGCAATGAGGTTAAGTACAAGATTGAGTATAACAGCAGCGATAACCTCACGTTCCGTGAAATTCCCGGCTACCTGCGTACCTATACAACGCTGAAGAACCCTTCCACGCTAACAGGGTACAACTTCTATACCCCTAAGTTTGATCTAACTCTACCGAAGAGTGTAGAGACTTACGGGCAGAACATTAAAGACTTGCCTTGTGTTATCGACTTTAATCAACGTATTGGTGGTGGTCCTTGGGCCACTCTATACAGAGAAACTATTTCTCGGTCACAAACTTGGATGCTTCCTAGAGAGGAATATAGTCAAGCAAGTGTGGTGGAATACCAAGCTGTTGTTAGCTCTGTTCTAGGCGGAAAGACTCCTGACGTGCAGGCTAAACTAGTTCTTTCTGAAGTATATGCTGAAAAGCAAATTCCATTTGAGCATCAACAGATTTCAGGGAAAGCTACAGCCACTTACGAACAACAAACTAGTTTCCGTATCACTGGTACTAGCCCCTTCATTGTACGCTGTACAAGACTATCTCCTAATTCAGACACGGATCAGAAACAAAGTAAGCTGTACTTCTCTGCTGTTACAGCAGTGCAAGAAGAGAAACTTAGTTATCCGGGAAGTGTGCTGTGTGGCTTGCAGGTGGATGCTTCACAATTCAAATCTATCCCCTCACGAGCCTACAAATGTAAGATGCTGCGGGTATTAGTCCCTAACAATTACGATCCATATCAGCGCACTTACACAGGTGTATGGCTTGGTCGTGAAGACATGAAGATGGAATGGACTGATAATCCTGCTTGGTGTTTCTATGATTTGCTAACAAACACACGCTATGGCCTTGGGGACAGAATTTCCCCTGAGACTGTTGATGTGTGGGAGCTGTACAAGATTGCCCAATATTGTGATGGCTGGAATGCTGAGACAGAACAGCTAGAACTTCTTCCTGATGGGAAGGGAGGCTTTGAGCCGCGCTTCACTTGCAATCTGTATATTCAAACACGAGAAGAAGCCTACAAGATTATCACAGATATGGCTACTGTATTTCGTGGAATGAGCTATTGGGGTGCGGGCAGTGTTATCCCTGTTCAAGATAGTCCTAAAGAGCCTAAGTTCTTCTTCAACAATACTAACGTAAAGGAAGGTAATTTTCAGTACCAGTCTTCTCATGTTGGAACCAGATTTAATGCTGTAACAGTAACATGGAATAACCCTCTTGACTTCTACAGACAAGCTACAACTTATGTAGAAGATATCAACAACATTGCAAAGCTTGGGTATATCAATGCCACCAGTACTGTGGCTTTCGGTTGTACCAGTGAATCAATGGCAAGACGGGCAGGAGAATGGATTCTCTACACCAACAGCTACGACACGGATGTAGTAAGCTTCACTACAGGTGCTGTAGGGGCTCTACCAAGGCCCGGAGATATCTTCAGGGTGGAGGATACCTTGCGCTCATTGAATCGTCTTGGAGGGCGTGTACTGGCCCATACGAGCAGTACTGTCCTAATGGATGCACCATTCTTCTTTGAAGAAGGGAAGCTCTACACACTAAGCGTTGTAGGGGTGGATGGAGTAATCTACGATGCTCCTGTTATTAATGCTTGGGGATCAACTGCTAGTGTATGCAATGTTGATCCTCCCTTCCCTGTAGATATTGCACAGGATAGTGTATTCGTTCTAGCTAGCAATGACATTCCTACCGCTCTATTCAGAACACTCAGTGTAATTGAAAAAGAGCCCGGAGTATTTGATGTTGCTGGGGTTACACACAATCCTTCAAAGTATGCTTACATTGAAAGGGAGCAGCCCCTAAAGAATCTTAATAATCCAATTGGGCTGTTAGATGGGCTAGCTGTTGAGAGCGTTGTGTTCGATGTGGAGACACTAAGCATTAATCCTGTCACCCCAAGCCTAAGATTGCTTGTTGGCTGGACTGCACCTAAGTATGCCAATAGATACATTATCCGCTGGAAACCTGAGAATGGTAATTGGGAAAGCTCACAAGAGTTTTCGTCACCCGGATATGCACTTGAAGGTTTATCTCTTGGAGCATACAGCGTTGTAATTACTTCGATTAATGCACTCGGTAAGAGCGTGGATAGTAAGGTTTTTAATTACACTCTGTCTGATGCTTTGTTCAAAGAAGTTCCTGATGTTCCATCAGGGATTACTTGTTTCTTGGTTAATGATATGTTCCGCATTAGCTGGGTGCCTGCGCTATCCGCAAGCCCAGCAGAGCGGTATGAAGTAAGAGTGGGAGGGGTTAATTGGCAAGAGTCAGGTGTTGTCGGGCAAGTGGCTACGCCTTACATTGACATTCCTAAAGCAACAAAAGACTTCCTAGTGTTTGTGAAGTCAATCAGTCAGTTTGGAGTTTATTCTACTACAGCAGCAATGCAAAACATTGTTGTGTCTGAAGTAGTCTCTGGGAATGCCCCTTCTGATCCTATATCTTCTATCAGTGGAAGCCTGCCTATCAAGGTAACGTTCCCAATTGATAATCGGGACTCAGATATCATAATTGAGGTGCTTAGACCTAAGACAGTCTCTATTGTCAATTATGAAATGCGAGCTAAAGACTCGGATAACTTCGCTACTAGTAGGCTTGTCGGTGTGTCTGATAGCAGAAACATTATCCGTGTTCCGTTCCAATCTGTAATTGGTGGAGCCTACACAATCAAGGGGTTGTATGCTCCTTCAGAGGGTGGTGGATACACATTAGACTTTGCATCCTTGAGCTTGTCATATAGTCAATTAGCTCCAGTTACAGACATTGATTGGAGCATAGACGAACCAGCCTTGGTGCTTCGTTGGGATGCTACAGCGGGGGCTTCAGAATACTTCCTGTTTGTGGAAGAGGGGGGTGTGACTAGGTTTATTCGGCAGACAGGAAATACTCTTCGTTGGCCGGTTCCTAAGTTTGAGCTGAATGTACGCATCCTAGCAGCTAATCGTCAAGGATCAATTTCACAGCCGTTTGATAAATCTTTTGGAATCGTAGGGACATACAGACAAAATGAAATCGCCAATGTGCCAATTAACTTTTCTTCTGGTAAGTTTATCGGTATGGGTTATCTCTCTAGTGTGGCTGTTGAGCATGCAGACTTACTTGGCCCAAGCTCTATTACCATTCCTATTACGGATAACAACAGTGCTACACTACTAAGTTTTGGCTATAACATCCCAGACGTGCTAGCTACAGCTATTGCTGATATTCCTGCTGAGTGGTTTAAAGATGATTTCTGGCGTAGTGGTACAGGATATTACGAAAGTAATCCTGTAGATTTAGGAGCAATCAATACAGGGGTTCTAAAAGCCTTCCTGAATAAGATTGTGGAGCACCACGGCAAAGAGGTAGATATTTACGACCAAGTTGCTGCCGAGTATCTGGCTGAATACACTTCTCAGGAAGTAGCTAATGACTCTGCATTTCTAACGGCAAGATTGTTTGTTACATCTGGTGATCCTAGTACAGCGGATTGGATCGAAGCTGCAAGTGGAGACACTGTAACATGCAGGTATGTTAAGGTGGTGGTGGAATCCCTGAACACTGGACCCCTAACAAGGGTGAGGGTTACAAGTGGGGGTGTGACGCTAGATGTTCCTGATAAGACATTTGCAGACACTGTGACACTAGCATCTTCCAATCTTACAGTTCCAGTGGTGGGCTTTAACAACATTTCAGCAATTCTAGCCTCTCCTAATATTTCTTGCAAATGGTGGATTACAAATAAAACCAACACAAGTTTCAGGCTGAACACAGATACATTCCCTGTGACAATGGATTATTTCATTAAAGGATATTGACAATGGCATTTGATGCAACAAAACCAAACACGTCGCAAACAATTGGAGACACGATTGTTTCGACGAACACTAATTTGAATGCCTTGAAGGAGGACCAAACAACTCACGAGGCAGACTTAACAGCACACGGCTTGAGCGCTATCAATTCTAGTGTAGCTACTACGGTAGCTCACATTTCAGACTTGAATGCTCATGGCTTGCCAGCAGAGCGTACTAGGATTTCTAATCTAGAGACAGAAGTGATAGCTTCCAGAGGAACAGCAGCCTCCCTAGCCTTGCGGCTAGCGGTAGGTATGCTCCCTACGGGGGCTATCAAGCTCTCTAGTATCTCTAGCAAGTGGATTAATAACAGTGATGTTCCTACGTATCTTACCAGCACTACTTTCAGTGTTCCGGGGAGCAGATTAGGGGTTTATATTGCAGGCGTGCAACTACGCCTAAATATTGCAGGTTCATATGTCTATGCCCCTGTGGCCTCTAGCTCATTTGGATCAGGCGTTACCACTGTTACCCTTGATCCTGCTTACCCTGTTTTGACTAATGGTATTACCTCTGTAGAGATTGCACTTATCTCTTACGATAATAATATGGCAGCCAGTATTGCTACAGTACAAGCAGAACAGATTCTACAAAGCTCTGACATTGATCTGTTGCAGCTTGAAATGATTAGGGCACACAAGAATGGGACGCCTACGGCCAGTGAAGTGCTCACGCGCTTCTATGTTAATCGTGCTACAAGCCTTCCATCAGGGGCTGCCGGTAGCGGAGCTAAAGCCCTTGTAGCTGCTACTGCTAGCACTACATTCAATATTCAAAAGAATGGTTCTACAGTGGGCACGATCGTATTCGCAGCAGCAGGAACAGCAGCTACTGTAACAATCTCAAGTTCTGTGAGTTTAGCTGTAGGGGACTTAGTAACAATCGTGGCCCCTGCTTCCCCTGACGCCACGCTAGCTAATTTGGCAATCGCCGTGAAAGGTATCTTAGTATGACAGAACCAGAACTAATCACTCTGTTTAGTAATATGAGCGTGGATGCAAGAGCTGTTATTACAATGCTCACGCAATATGCTACAGCAAGCACAAACGTGACACTAACACTCTCTAACGGAACCACATATACCCTACCGGGTATTGAGCTACAAAGAAACTTGTTCAGTACAGATCGCGCGGAAGAACAATTGCAATATGTACAAGACTTCGGGGGAGCTGTTGCCTCACAGACAGTGACTCGGGATGTGTTCTCTACACTCACTGGTGTGCAAACTATACTCTCTAGTGGCTTCAAGCTCTCTCATGTTTATAACAGAGACGTTACAGGTAAAATTTCAACGATTGACGTTGTAGTTAAAGACTCTCTGGACAACACACTAGCCACAATTACAAAAACAATTCAAAGAACCGGTAATCTCTATTCCGGCATTATTTAAGGAGCCTCTATGTTAGAAGTTGCAATTTTAGACACGCTTGAACAAGTGGCTAACGCCACAACATCAGTAATCAGTGATATCAAAACTACGTATTCAGTAGTAGGCGCTCCCACTGTATCAGGAAGTGTAGCGGAGTTTCTTCACTATTATACAGGGCAGGCTCTTCCTGTTAGTACGATTGTAAATGCTACAAATGCACGCTTCAAGGATAACGGCGCGGCGCTTGGTTGCCAACCAATTTGGTTAGCCGGAGCTGGAATATGGATTCTAGCTTATGCTGGCTCATCATCTGTTGCTAAAACTGTCTCCTATTCACCTACTACAAACGTGTGGGCTGTTGAGGCCACTACGACAAAACTGGAAACTCCGGCTGAAGATAATACAGGGGTGGTATGGGCAACATCAAACGCATCCTCCCAAGAAGGTTTGTACAAGAGGGTTTCCGCAGGGTCATGGACTAAAGTAATTGCTTCTGCAACGTTCGGCAACTCACTCGTGAAGGCTGCTAACGGAAACCTCTACTATAGGGATGCTGCTTCAACTACTTGGTATCTGATTGCAGGGGGAACACCGACACTACTAGGTATCGGTACTGGTTTTGATCCACAAGCCGGAGCAATGATTGGGGGCTATGCTTGGTTTAATGCATACTGGAACATGGGTAGCGGCGGGGATATGAGGTATATTCAGAAATTCCCCGGTATTGACGGAGATTATCCACAACAGGCAAACCCCACGGCCACGGCCGTGCTATCAGCTTTCAAAGATCAATTTAATATCTTTGCATTTCCTCAAAACACTCGCATAATGTCTAAGCCCTCTAAAATTTACGAGGATGCAGCTTCTTACACACAGCAGGAAATCAGATTGTTATGCAAGTGGCTGGTAGTGTATATAGCCTGTGGGTAAATTGCAACCTATTAAACGGTAATGCAGAGTATTCAGCTACCCTTGTCAACCCAGTTACAGGTTCTTCTCAAGTAATCGGCTCATGGAAAGCACACATTCCTACTGCTGGTGGCTGGGGTGGTGGAGCTCTTTCTACGGTGCTCACTCTTGTTCCCGGCATGGCTCGTCTAAGTAACGGCATCCTTCAGGTGTATTCGATTGGATATATCCCCGGTACTACAGGCGGGTGTGGATACTTACGCCATGATATTACAGCGCGGATTACCATTTAAGGATTTAATATGCAAATCCTTAAATCACAGGGGAAAATAGCTGTAATTTTAGAAGACTTTCAAATCTACCAAGACATTGACCCTGCTACGCGGCTTGGATGGGCTGACGAGGAAGTGGCTAGGGCATGGGGAGAAGAGCTAGAGCCGCGCCTACAAGCTGAACGTGAAGCCGAGATTGAGGCTATCAGGAATACCCCTCCTCCTGAGCCTCCTGCCCCTGTAGTGCCTTACGAAGTGTCTCCTAGGCAGATTAGGAGAGCCTTGTCTATTGTAGGGCTCAGAGAGGCTGTAGAGGGCGCCGTAGCAACAGCAGATGAAGAGGTGAAGGATGCTTGGTTCTACTCTACTGCGTTCTATAGGGATAACCCTCTAGTGTTAAATCTGGCAGTTGCTTTGAATAAAACAGAGGAAGAACTAGACAATATCTTTATCCTAGCCAGTACATTGTAATGAAAGAAGCCCCTGCCTTTCGGTAGGGGCTTTTCTCTTTGTGTTGTTACTCTTGTTCGATGTTATCTGCTACATGGTCATCTTCTGATAGCCATTTAATTGTCTCAGCTTTCGCTAGGTTTTCATCTACCTTGTTATCAAATGAATCCTTGAATAGCTTATTCACTACAGCCTTCTTTAGTCCAGTGCTTTCAGCAAGAGCTTCTACAACTTCTTTAAGGGCTTCCTTTGCCTCTGAGACAGTAGATAGATAAGTGAAGGCTTCCTTCTTGTATTCCTTCAGTAGAGCACGTTGTTCGCTAGTTAGAACGATTTCATTAGTCATAATGTTTCCTTTAGGTTAGTATTTACTGTCAATTACGTTTAGAGTGTCTTCATCAATGCTTAGGTGCCCTCGGATACGAATCTGAATCTCTTTGAGCTTTTGCATCATGCTTGTACTTGCTTCTACTTCTTCATTCTGTTGCTGCTTTTCGTCAAACGTCATACCTTCTTGCCCTGCTGCCCGAATAACCATCAATTGATAGCCACTCCAGCTTGTTCCTTGAGTCGATAGCCTTACCATATCTGAAGCTAGGTGCTTGTCCTTCTGTGCAGCGATACGCCCAGCCATAGAGCACCCAGAGCTACGAGTCCAAGTGTAATCTGTACGTTCAGGATACACATAGCGATAACCAATCCTTACAGCTCCGTCTAGTGTTCGATGCTGGCATGCTTGCACCTTCACAGGCTTATCAATATCTGCCCCAATCTCCCATAAGTAAGGCGCTACTTTGCTGTCCATTTCAGGGCGTAATAGATCAAAAATAGATAGCTTAGAAAACTCTGGTAGCTTAACAATATCGTAGAATGAAATTCCAACAATCATATTAAGCCTCTACAGTCTTGATGAAGTCCATTGCAGCCTTCTTGACTCCAGTAAACTCCTTAGCTGTCATTTCTTCATGTGTAGAGATAGCCTTTACACCTAGCACATCAGCAGTGTTGTTCTTAACGTCCCACTTCTCGATAGAATAACTATTCAAAGCTGTGTCCCCCTCTACAGCCTGAGCAATAATCACAGTGAGCTTACTGGGACTCTCCACAGCGTAATAGAGAGACATTTGCTTTCCTAGATTCTTGAAGTACTTCATAGCGTTTCTCCTTGGCTGTCCATTGGCAAATAGGCTTTCAAATCTACAGGGATATACCCATGAGGCTTGAGGGCTTTCCCCGCGTTATTCCTAATCACGAACAAGGAGGAAACAGGGTCTTGTGAAACAGTGGTGGCAATCCCACTAGCAGCATACGCTTCTGCTGTGTAAATCGCATTGGCAGCCGATGCGGGAAACTTACTCATGTTGTTTTCATTAACAGCTTCCCATGCACCATATACATCGTACCCTTGTTTGATAAGTGCTTGTAAGGCTCCAAATGCTGTAACAAGCACATCAATTGTTTCCTTCAATACTTGCTCAGGGCCTTCATTCTGTGTAACAGCGTTGTACAGCTCTCTCCCTTCTTCTCGTACAACTCGTACCTGTGCTTCTAAGTTAATGGGCTTTCCTGCGTTAATGATGTTATTCATTTGTAGAACACCTAATACACAGCCTTCTAGCTTACTCATACAAACCCTCCTGTAAAGAAAATACCTTGTTGTGGTGTTCTGTCTCGATCTAGGACACCTCTGAAATACTCTCTGAATACTCCTTCCTGAGATACATCATACCACTTATTGTAATCGTAATCAATTCCTTGAAGGGTTAGACAACTCTCTCCCCATATTGCATATCCGCTTCCATCACTAAGAATATCAATAAACATTGGAAGAGCTTTGTGTCTATTGAATGCCGCTCTATGAGGAGTAGAGTTATCTAAGGCTATCCCACAAGGGATTGTATTAAGATTGGTCTGGACTATTGCCATAATCCCTCCTAAAGCTTCATTGGAACAATAATAGGTGTTCCTTCAATAATAAGTCCCGTGCCAATGATGGGGCGCTTGATATTCACATTGTTATAAGTGAAGGCAAGACTCTCATCATCAATAAGGCACCCTGCTTGCAGCCCCCAATAAAGCCCATTAGGGTTAGCCCAATACTTAATAGACAAATCATTGTGAAAGTGCCCCTGTACAGCACTCATTCCCATTTGTTGGCTAAGTTTAAGCACATCAGCACTCTTACCATGGTGCAAGTAACAAGACTGTCCTGTAGGCAACTTAATAGTCAAATCAAAATGCCATTTCCATCTATCGGTTACACGCAGAACATCGTTATAAGACTTCAAGTATTGTCTAGGAATGCCATGATGCTTTGCTTTGCGATAGATAAGGCTACCGTGATTACTCTCAAGAATGTCCATTACAGGAAATAGTTTGTGTAGAGAGTCAATTACTGGTAGTGCTGCATTAAGCTCATCTCCTGCACTAAACAACTCTGGGTCAGAATCATGAAAGCTTAGCTGATGCTTGTCTAGTTCGTCCCCAAGGCAGATAATACGAGTAGGCTTGTACTCCTTATTCAAGTCTGATAGAAAGTCTAGTGTATTCTTGTGGTGGTAGGGAATGTGCATATCTGAAAGCAACAGCACACGCTCAGAGTTTCCAGTGTTATCCACAGTGAAGCGGGACTTAGCTACTTCCTTGATTGTAGCCTGCTTACGTAAGAAATCACTACAGGTACTCTTTGCAATCCCCACTTCTTGTGCAATGTTCCGCCAGCTTGCTCCCTGTGCTGCAAGGGATAATGCTCTTTCTTTCCAATTACTACTCATCAATACCCTCCGGCAATGGACCTTCATCATCTGTATAATCATCCTTAATAAGCTGATAAACATCATCAGAAGCACAACCAAAAGCCTCTCCTGCTGCGTCATAGAAGTAGCGTAGGAAATGTAGCTCCCGTTCCATTGCTTCAAACTCTAAACCGGAAGTCTCTAAGTGGTAGTCTGTTGCAGTCATTGTTCTTTCTCCCTCAGGTAATTACGAAAGGCTTCAGCTCTCGCTTTTGCATTAGGTAGCATTATATCAATTAAGCATACATTTGTCAAACATTCCTGCTGTTCCTTGGTAGAGAGCTTCTTGAATTTAATTACTTCCTTCTCCAATAGCCCCTCTTCAAATGTCAATCCCATACGCTCACAATACGACTTCACCTTGTGGGCTTCCTTCGACACAAGTTGCATATTGTCTCCACTTGTACATAAGTGACGAACAAAGCTCTCTACGTCTTCCCAGCCTCTAAGGGATGCTTCCCCTTTAATATGATCCACTTCCAGAGCACTCTTGCCCGTCCATACGCCTGTAAGGGCACACTCTGTGCCAGTCTTAGCTCTGCCCTTGTAGCCCTCTGGAGGAGGCGAGCATTGATTATTCTTGAAGATGATCTTTCCGGGGTACTTGCTCCATATGGCTTGCCTAAACCCTCCACGAAGCCAAGCAAAGAATTTAGCTTTTGTTCCCCACACTTCAGGCCATTCTTCCCACGGCTCTTTACTCATAACTCCCCTTAGAAACAATAATAGGCTCATCAATACGCCCATATAGGGCTAACTTAGCTGAGATATGCTCTGACCAAGTAGAGGGGGCATCACAGAACAATTCCCAGAGCATTCCTGTCCCTCTCAGTAAGCAATAATCTTCAAGCGTTCTTACTGTGTAAAAATAATGATCCCAATTCATATGGTGTCCTTTACAAGCTAATGTTTTTAAGTTGATCTAGGAACATAGACACCTCTTGACGAATTTCATTATCAAGACTCTTCTTCGTCCAGTCTTCGTCTTCTCCTTCAGGAACAGAACTCCCCTCCCAATTCCACACTTGGATACCGCAAAAATCCACAATGATGTTGTAGGTGTCCGTTCTGAGGGTTAGACCTATGTGCTGATCTTCACAAGGACAACTCTGGAAAATGTCAGAGTTAATGTCTTCAATTACCTCTAGGATTGTGTTAATCATTGGTTCGCAACGCATTTCATTCTCCTTTAGGCATACTCCACCTTCAGCTTATCTAACAATTGCTTCGTATCAATAAAATCATTTTCTTTTCTGTGAATATGGGCGAGATTGAAGCATTCATTCATGACGTAGTACCAGTCTATCTCTATCTCGTTTCCTCGCCAGCCCGTAACCACTTTAGGTTCTGGATACAGAGTCTTGAATCCTTTCACAAGTGCTTCTAGGCATTCCTTATCATTTTTGCAGGGGTCCAACAGTTGGAAGGCAGCCTTCTCTCCCCACTTCACTTCTGACATACAGTTTGCCTTGTAGCAATCGCTGTCGTCTTGGCTGAGTGCTTGAAAATACTTCCACTTCCTGCCGTGCCCCTTAACATCCCTCTTGACATTAAGGTATAGACCACCAAGACCAGATGTATCAATTGGGACACCCATTTCATCTGGATTAAACAGCTTTACCCCAGTACCGTAGCCATCCTTTTCCATCATGAGCACTACGTCAGCTTCTTTGGCATACCAATCCATCACAACTTTGTCGTCACACTCTAAGTGTGTGACGATACTGGCGTGGTGTTGTTTAATTAGATATTGTGCAACATCTTCAAGGTATAGTGGCCGTAACTGGTTGATACGGTTTCCCTTATAGCGAAGAAGCGTTGAGTACTCCACTCTGAAGCTGTCTCCCTTACCCACGTATCCATAGTAATCTGTAGTGTTGAGCGTGTTAAGAATGTTCTCAATTTGCCCATCTACGCTCTGCTTGGCGATTACAAATGGCTTCTTTTCCTGTACATCTGTAATGGTAAATTCTTCAGGAAGCATGGGAGACATTTTCCCAAAGTTTTGTTTAGACAGCCATCCCCCGTCTTTCCTCTTATACCCACCATAGAACTCTGTACGAGTATTAAAAGTATGTTCGTCTCCTGTCCTATTGTGCACAACATGAATAGAGCGTTCTTCTGCTACAGCAGCAGCTCTAAATTTTATAATATCAAAATCACATACAAGCCGCATACAGTTCCTTGCAAAATAGCCCTCCCGAAAGGGAGGGCTTTATTACATCAACTCAAAATGGGTCAGAGTCATCAATATCACCAACAGGAGGAGCTACCGAAGTAGCTACTGTAGTAGCCGCCTTCTTAGGCACCTTACCCTTCGCAGGGGCTGCTACAGCCTCTACAGGCGTTTCTTCCTGCGCTTGGCTATCATCCCCCTCTGGAGCCTCTTGTGCAGGCTTAGATGCCCCAATACCAAGCTTCTCTAGCTGCTTCTTAATCTCACTATCCTCATAGTTCTCAGCCATCTTGATAGTGTTGATAACGTGATTACGGATACTCTTCAGGGCTTCATCAGCATTAGGTTGATTAAACTGTACAAGGACAGGCTTAACAACAAGCTCGCAATCCTTCTGACCACGGCCAAGCCCTGACACGTACTTGACATACTCAGTAAGGTACTGCTTGCCCTTGTTCTCCTTGAAGAAAACTTGAGCCTCAAACTGAAGACTTACACCAAGCAGCTTGTCAATATCTTGCGGCATGAAAGCTTCGCCGGGCTTAATAAGCTTTGCACCAACAGCCATCTTGTATAGCAGGTGTTTCTGGTCAAAGCTCCAGAAGCCCATAGCCTTATTAATCTTCAGCGGAGTAGGACGCCCAACCACCATACCCTTACCTTGTAGGTAGAATTGATTACCTAGCCATAGGCGCAACGGGAGAGGATTGCTCTCACCAAAGAATTGGCCCTTATCCACAAGGATATCAGGGAAATCCACAGCTACTGCTACAGATTGAATAGGCTTCTGCGGCCAGCACTTGAAACGTGCCTGCTTCTTAGTTTGCTGGTCGTAGCCATCCTTGAAATAAGTATTAGGGTGCTTTTCAATCTCCCCTGCCTCATCTTCAGGCTTGCCATTGAATACAACTTCTGCATCCTCCTGCGCTTGGGTGCCCAAATCTACAATAGCAGACACATAGCCCACAAGTACTTCACGATTTTCAAGGTTAGCCGTTTCCACCAAATACTTATTCATTGCTTCGTAATCTACTTCTTTACGGGGTGACTCCGTACTCGTGTCACTGCCCTTGGCAGAGTAACTATCAAACGCCATATACCTTCTCCTTAGTTGTTTAATTAAAGCTTATCTTGTGTTACAAATACTGAACACTTCTTAATCTCAAGGCCAGTATCAGTGTAATGAGCCTTCTCTTTATACTCATCAAGGCGAGCATCGGCCTCACGTTCTGAGGTAAATACTTCACTCACATCAGACAGACCAAGATACTTACCAGATAGAACCCATTGCTCCACTTCTTTCTTGGGCTCTTCCTTAAGTACCTTCAAACTCACAGAGTACTCTCCAGATTTAACAATACGTACAAACTTGTCATTCATAGTGAGCACCACTGCTTCAATGTTCCCATCAACTACTTGAAATGAAATATAAGGAGCCAGCTCCACAGGAAGCTCTGCTACCGATCCTACCTTAGCTAGACGTGTCATAATTCCTCCTTGTTACTGCGCAACGTACTTCTTAACGCGCGATGGCTCAATAAGCTTCTCTTGCCGCTTACGTGCTTCTTGTCGCGTGCTTAGAGCAACCGTAGGAATCCACTTGCCCAAGATATTACTTTCAACTACCCAAATACTATTTTTCACTTTTACTTTCCTTTGATGTTAGATAACAAAAACAGCCTTGACTGGCTTCATTTTAAGGGTGCCCCAGACGTCTGCGAGAACTTCCATCTTGCAATATTTGCGTGCAGCCTTCCGAGTTGTAAACAGCCCAGCGGCAGTATCAATCTCATATTCCTTGTTAAAACTTCCAGTATACTTAAATGCTGCGGCCCAGTAAGATTTCATCTTCCTTCTCCATGTTGTACTTCAGAAACGACATTATCACATATTGGACTAACACTGTCAAGCTCTTTTTGCTTCTTTCTGTAATGTCTCCTTCCACGTTTAGCCTTCTCAGTTTGTCTCTCAGCATCCCCAATGATATCAGCATACACTTCATTAATACTTTGGTTAGTCCCATAATCATACACAAAGTTAAGCCTATCTTGTTCTGCTGCTATCGCCCACAGTTGCTTACGAAGCTGCCTAGCTGTAAATTTACTGTGTCCTTCGCTGTGGAGCCAGCCTAACAACCTGTCCACTCTGAATCTACAGATTATACTCCAATCCTTATAGGCCACAGGGAACACTCTAGGAAAGCTTTTCTTAAAGTATCTCCTATAGTTATAGATTAGCTCGATATCCACAGTGATTCTATCTAAACGCGTATCAACAGCCATGTCTCCACCAAATATAAGAGCTTGAGCACAGGCTAACACAAGCTTCTCATAGTCTTCCTTGCTAGGCTCTCTGAGCTGTTTAAGGATGCCAGCTGGGGTACGACCTTTCGGGCGTCTAATCCTTGCTAGAGCTTTCTGCTGGAGTAGGGATAAACCTAAGTATGGAGACCCAGAAGGGTGATACCTGTATGGGTCGGCTTCTAAGTAGGAGTCTATGAATACAGGGGGTTTAGAGGGTTGCATTAGTGTACATCTTTCCATGATCCTTGAAAGGCAAGCTTACCTTCTCCTGCAAGGGGTAGAGATAGTTTAAGAATCTCTCCTGCCCTTACAATAGCCCGAACACTCATCTCCCTAATCTCTTCTTGAATACCATCTTCAGACTCCCAAGAATACTCATCGTGCATCATTATGGTGCGTCTTACAATCTTGTCTTGATAGGTGTAGTAGGGCCGACCAAGATCATCAATATCTAACTCCCCTAGCCAACTATCCATCAGGCAAGCAGCATAACTCATAACAATAGCACCAAGCCCTTGCCCTAAACACGAGATAAGTACATTAGCACCGCGAGCACTTACAAGCCTCCCATCAATACCGGGGATATACTTCTTCTTACCCTTGGTGTTGTAGTAGTTCTCTACTGCCTCTTTAAGCTTACCAAGACCCTCGTTCTTTTGCCAATAGTTGTCATAGGCTATCTTACCTTCCTTCTTAGATAACCCAAGGCTAGAAGCCAGCTTAGGTGCTCCCCCTCCAAATGCAAGCAAGTAGGCGCCGGTCTTAGCCTTATTACGCCAAGGCTTAAACTTTGGATTCTCCTTATTTGAAGGATCACTTATGTCAAACTCTTTTGATAAGTGAGGGTAGAAAGCAAAGACGTTAAAGCTATGTATGTCCCCATCTAGGTTCATTTGGGCAAATTTGCCACCATCATATTTTGTCGTGTAGTGGCTTAGTGTTCTATTTTCCAGTGCAGCAGCATCAGTGCCACAGAACCAGAACCCATCTTCGACAATCCACAAGTCCCGCATTTCTGCACCAAGCAACACCTTTACATCTGCCTTGGGGCAATTTACGACAGTACGATGCTTGACACGGCTAGTCGGAGCATACCCTGAAATCTCTGCACTAATTCTGCCGTCAAAACCGAGTCTCCAATTACTTAGCCATCCTTCCACTACACCCTTACGGTTTCTATACGAAAGAAACTTAACTACTTTCTTAGGGATTTCCCCTTCAATCTGTAGAAGGTTAGGACAGATATTACCTTGATGCTGAATCTTTGGTGTAGTTTTAATAAACTTCCCGTTCTCATCCCTCATAGGCTTCTTTGTTACAGGGTCTTTCTTAAAGTTCCAGAAGTCATCATGAGGCTTCCAACCATTAGCAATAAACCAATCCTTCAGCTCAGTATTATCGTCAATTTCCATTGGTAGCTTTACAGGCAATACTTCTCCCGCAACAAGAGGTACAGTAAGCCCATAAGCCAAGATTGTTCCCTCTTGCAGAGTAGCCCTGTGCTTTTCTAACCACTTAACCATAGTGGCTGATAGCTCACCCGACTTAGTGTAAGGCTTTGCTGGCATCTTGTAAAAAGCTTGTTCAGCATTCTTCAATGGCCTTGGAGGAAGCTCAGGATCAACCTCCGCCTTTAGTTCAGCAATCTTCTCTTCAATGTGGGTAACCAGTGTTCGTGCTCGCTCTTGATGAAACTTAGCTCCTGTGAAAGCTTGTGCAGAATACAGCCAGTAGTCTTTCTGCATTTGCCTAAACGACTTGTGCAGCCAAGTATCCCCATACATTTCAACAGCCTTATTCCATAGGCGTTTGAACACACCCATGTTCGCACTTACGTCATCATCACAATACCTATCCATAATAGGGTGGTAAAATGAAAATTCATGTGCCTTGGCCTCATTGCCTACCATAACCCCGGCATTAACGAGTGCTTGGCGATAATCCATCTTCTCGTCTTCACTACCAGAAGCAAGATACTCTAGTGAGTGCTTTGGAGAATCAGGAACCAGATACATAGACAGCACAAATGTATCAATAAACTGTACAGGCTTACCATCTATCCAGTCCTTACCTTCTTTACCAACACGAGGAACAATCTTCAATAGCTTCCACAAAGCCCATACGTCGAATCCAAGCTGGTTATGTGCAACGATGTAGCAACCATCCTCAAAGGAGTGTAGCCACTCAAGGAACAACTCTCTTGCAGCTTCATTCCCAATCTCAAAAGGCTTGATTGCGAGTGTGCGTAAGCCGTCAAGAGAGGTTAGACGAATGTACCAAATCTTTGTGCATTGCAGATATAGGCTATCTGCTTCAATGTCATAAATAAATCCTTGCATTGGTTCTCTTTCTTATTAAGCAATCCAACTATTTTACCATATTAATCAACTACTTACAATCCTCTTCCGCAACAGAATTTGCGGAGTCCTCCTGCTCAGGCGTTTCCTTCTTTGAGAATATGCGTTCGTAGTTATCCTCATACGCCTTACTATTACGAGATTTAATCAAGGCTCCCGTATGCTCATTGAAAGCTGTGTTTGAGTATTCAGATGACATTTGGCGTTACCTTATCGGCGTGGTGTATTGTGGATAATTGCTCTCAACTTGTGCATGTAGTCATACAAAGTGTTTTCATGATGTACGTATTCAAGACGGTCATGTATCCACTGTAGAAATTCTTTATCAGTCATTATTCCTCCATCCTTGCACGATTCTTCTGCAAGGCATCCTGTGTAACCATGTACCTATGTTAGCCTAGGCTTTGTGTGGTTGTCAAGGGTGTTATTAAAAATCTTCTGCTAGATATAGATAATCAACAACTCTTTCATAACAATAATCATAAGTAGCCTCTCTGATAAAGCCCGTAACGTCTTGAGAGTTAAGAGGATACAGCTTTTTCAAATCCCTTTCAATAGTTAAAGCCATTTCTCCAGTGGTATCTATGCTGTGTTCTTCTAATATTGTAAAACCCTTCTTAGCAAGCTCTCTTCTATGACCAACTAACCTCCTATCGAGGAAGTTGGAGATTCCATATCCTACAAATAAGGAACCACTTTGGTTTCCTATGAGTAATACATAGACAGACGCGGGAAGTTTCTGATCGAAACCACCTCCATTCCCGCAATTACAAGGGCGCTTTCCAGCAATTAAATTAGACCTATCAGAAAAGAATTCCCTGCCTGGGCATAACGGACAGATAACTTTCCACCGTCTTCCTTCTTGCTTCTCAAACTTAGTTCCTTCAGCAAATACATCTAGGCTCTCAAATCTTTCTATCATGACGTGCTCTTTTATGGAGCGACTTTTTGAACGATGTTTGATAGCACACTTCGGACAACCTTTTAATATCAGAAGGGAGCCAGCTACTGGATGCCAAGTTAAATCGTGAAGAGGGCAATATACGTTTATTTTAGTTTTCTGGCCGTTCCACTCTCCGTCATATCCCCTATACTCGGCTCCTATGCTGCTTGCCCGCCGAGTGAGAACAACTCTCCATTGTTCCAGAGATAATTTTGCAGATTTTGAACAACCGCATGGAAGGCTATCCTTGCTTAGATCATACACAGAAGCTTCAAATACAGCATCTCCCCATAACTCAGGGTCTTCTTTACAAGTGTGGCATATAACCTTAGCTACTCTTCTAGTCCTACATTCTGCTACTTTACTGTATAAGTCAAGTATTTCAATCTGTGAAGCACTATCGAGTCTTTGCCCGGTTTCAAAGTTTAGTGTTTTTATAATAAGCCCCTAAAAGAATAGCCCCACTCGGGGCTATTAGTTAAAAATCTGTCTTCTTGTTCCCCATCCAATCATCAAAATCATGCAGGCTATGTGTAGCATTGTCATAGTAAAACTTACCCGCAAATGGGCTTGTCTGCCCAGACCACCGACACTTCGTCATTTTCATTACTGTAGTGTTCCTTCCTACTTCGTCTTCATCTTCCTTGTTGCGCATAAACAGCAGATTACAGGCGCTACTCTTAAAAATAGAAGAAGATCCGTGAAAATCTTCTTCTGTCAAGTCAGCACCTTGAGAGTTGGCCTTATTCCCACCACTGTTCTTACGAACATGGTTAATAAGAATATAAGTTACCCCATGACTTTTAACACTCCCTTTAAGCCAAGCAGCCGCCTTCTCTTGTTGTTCTAGTGTCATTCCTGCCCAAGCATCCTGAAGTGGATCAAGCACAATTACCTTAACTTCACACGATACAATTAGGTTCATAATAGAAGCCTTCATAGCTTCCCAACCATTATCACGGTCTTCTATTAGGTAGAATCTGTCTTGTCCATTTTCATCTGCAAACAAGAATTTCTCTTGCTCAAGAACATCGGGTGTATTTAGAAAATCTACTTTAGCTTCTTCATCTGCTATTAGATCAATCTTCTTACCAATGTGTCTTGACAGAAGTTTTGTTGCGTACGCGCCACTGTCAGACTCAAGAGAAATAATGCCTACCTTGTGCGGAGAATTAAAAATCCAGTAGTAAAGCATTTCATCTGTAAACGTGCTCTTGCCTGATCCAGAGCTACTGCCCAGACAAAGAATAACACCAAGGGGAATTCCACCGGCCATTAGCCCTTGAACCCTGTGCATAAAGGGAGGAAGAGGAATCTTCTTAATTGCTGCGTATTCTCGGATTTTACTAGATAAAGTGCTTGAACCAACAATACCGTCCGGTGTATAAGGCTTTGCCTTCCAGAAACAATCAATCCACTTCTTAGCCTGACCATCCTCCAGCATCTTATTTGTATCTTTAGAAGGTAGCTCCATGACGTGCATCTTACCTTTTGGTAGAACACTTACAAGCTTCTGTGTAGCTTCCTTACCAGCAGCATCCATGTCATAGCATACGATAATTTTATCAAACCTGTCAAACCACTCATAATGCTTTGAAATTTGTTTATCTGAGCCTGATTCACCAATTGTAGGGCTTACACAAGGAATAGGGTCGAAGTCTGCACCCTTACTCTTACGGTAGCCTTCAAGAAGCTGGAAAGCCGACATGCAATCCACTTCCCCAGCAAGAATCATACAGAATTTACCATTAGAACTCTTAAAGCGCCACATTCCGAAAAGATCAGCATCCTTGCCAGTTAGACCGATACTGGAGAACTTCTTAGGTAATTCGCGAATCTTGTAACCTGATGCTTCGTATCCAGTAGTGACGGGGTAATACTGGTGCGTAGGCTCTCCTGTTTCCTCAGAATACTTGTGACGTACTTTGAAATAGCCATAGGTTTCATCTGTGATGCCACGAAGGGAATGCCCACGTTCTCCTGTGTATTCCTTAATCTGTGCAAGCTCTTCTTTCGTTAGCTTTTCCTTGCTCATAACTTCTTCATCCTCTTTAGAGTAGTACCATTCAGTTTTCTTTCCATTAGCTAGTAGCCAAGCTTCAGAAGGGATAGTAAAACCACAAGACCAACAATAGCTACTCCCGTCTGTATATACAGCCAGATTATCGCCGTCAGCATCCCTCCCTTTATCTCTACATTTCTTACATGGTTCTTTGTGTGACAGGGTTCCCATTACGCCTCTTCTCGTTGTTGTGCTTTATCAATACATTTCAGTAAGGACTTCCCCTCAACAGACTCAATAAACCCTTCGTTTGTATAATATTCCATAACAAACTTACTGCCATACACCGGGATATTAAGACTATGTAGGCTGTCCTGTATCCACTGAATCTGCTCCTCAAGCCATTTACACTTAGCCTCAAGCAAGGCTTCTTTTGAGCCGTACATGCTCATTGTGAATTCTTTCGTCATACATTCTCCTTTAGTGAATATCTCACATACTACATCAACTTCGTTGAAATGTCAACAGGCTAAAGGGTCTGTGATAACAACTTGATTACCACGTAGAAGGAAGTTATCTGAGTGCATATCGAAGCCATCATAAGGGCTTACCCTTGCAAGGTATTTCATCACTTGCTTTAGCCCAGCATCTTTTGTAGTTTTAACAACCTTTTGAGCATCGTAAGCGTCCCATACTCTTGTTCCACCTGAGCAACGCTCAAATTTATTCACCTTACTTACTTCCTTCCCTATCTCAAGCCTCTCCATCTTAACGATTACAAACCCACGGCATTGCCTGATTTCATAAACTTTAGGAAGCCAAGGATTAGTCTCATGATGCTTCTTGCACCACTTCAAGTAGTTAATCGTGCAGGCTTGCTCCGTAGGTTTAGCAATAATCTTATACACATGCGTATCGTTGCCATACACACGAGCGTATACACCTGTGCCAAGTTTCTTTAGTCCAAGTTCTTTACGAAGCTTATTACAGAATGTCTCAAATCTCATGTTAGCTCCTGCTGTGTCCGATGTTGAGACAACATTGTTTCACAAGATTCTTAGTCTGTCAATAGAAAAGAAAGAGCCCTTACAAACCTTGGGAGGCTGTAAGGGCTCTATGTGCTTACTACTAGAAAGTATTACTATGTAGTATTTATACTACAATATATTTATTCCTTATATATCAAGTACTTATAACAAACTCAGTTCATAAGGCAAAGCAATGCTTATTGTGTACAGTCCGATGAAGGAGGTACACTCAGCAAGCTCTACCTGCAATAACCATCTACAACAAACTTCAGACGATTAAGGGCATGTGAAACATGTCTGTCTCCATTGCGCTACACTATTCTCCCCGCAAGATTCTGCGTACATCAGGAGTTGTCCCGGTCGTGTAGAGATAAGTATTCTGCTTACGCAGAGGCTTCTCAGCCGAAAACTCTTTCCTTATCCAATGCTACCGTAGCACCTTGGTATTGCAGTGCTGTGCTCTTCCGAGCTATAACATGTGCCGCAACAACAAGCGTAACAAAGACACATGAGAGAAGACGAATAATCCATCTACACATTTATAATATCATCACAATCCTAAGAAGTCAAGCACTACATGAAAATATTTCTTGTACAACCACAAGAAACAGATTAGCATACTTCAAGCACATAGACTAACATACAGGAATGCCATTTGCTGGCGTTTATACAGGGCTAGGAGCTGCGTAAAGCTGTTGGAGGTAGTAAGTATCCAACTCGTTAAAATAACCGCTTAAAGCCAGGGGGTTAGCTAAGGGAGGAAGAAAGTTCTTGACATAGAAGATTTCTTTGGTAGTATGGGTACATCAACAACGAAGGAGAGCGACATGGCTATCTACGAAGTGAGTTTTGATCTTGATTGGGGAATGAGAGGGGAACGCAGGATTGAAAGATTTCTTGTGGAAGCTTCTCGCAGACCTTCATGGAAGCAGATCAACAAAGTTAAGGATAAGAAACTCATTAAGTTTTGCCTTAATGCTGAACGAAGATTCCATACAAGCAGAATAGGGGCACATTGAACGCGTAGCCATTCTGCTGTGCCCCTAAGATTGTTTGCCCTAATTGCAAAGAGAAGCTACACTGTGGGCACTTTGTTCCACCTAGTAGTGGAACAGAAGGATTTTACATTTGCGAGGAGAAAACCAATGAATAAAGTAATTACACTCCCTACGGGATACCTTTTCACAGACCACTACTCCAAGGGGGAACTTGAAACCCTCTCCATCGGAGACTATGGTAAGGCTCACAATATTAAGGCTAATTTCTTGGGTTACAATCGTGAGCTTAATGGTGTGGAGAATACACACTGCATGCCTCTATCCGAGAAGTGGGTGGTGACACTCAGCACTCAATACGGTTGTGTAATGAAGTGTAAATTCTGTGATGTTCCTAATGTTCCTTGGAACGGGAATGCTTCAGTTAATGATTTGCGAGCACAGCTTTACAAGGCTATCAGTCTGTTCCCTGATACACACTACACTGAGCGGCTTAATATTCACTTCGCCCGTATGGGAGAACCAATCTTCAATGAGGCGGTGTTTGAGTTCTCTGAGTGGCTGTACAATAATAAGCGAGAGATTGCTTACGATACGGGGCTCTCTATTGAAGTCATTCATCCGGTGCTCACTACGTCCTTGCCTAAAGCCTTTAAGGGGCTACAGAGTCGTATCTTGCAATGGTGCGACATTAAGAATGATCTGTATAACGGCCAAGCAGGTTTCCAGTTCAGTATTAATAGTACCAATGAAGCACAACGTGAAGACATGTTCTCTGGAATGTCTCTAAGCATTAAGGATTTTTCTAAGATTGCTGAACTGATGCCAGAACCCATTAGTCGCAAGTATTGTCTTAACTTTGCTTTTAGCTCAGATTATGAGATTGATGCCAAGCTCCTGAAGAGTATGTTCGATACCAATAAGTTTATGGTGAAGATCACACCTATTCATAACAACACAGCTTGTACTGAAAATGGTATAAAAACTGTAGGGGGGTATGATACATTCACTCCCTATAAGCAAGCTGAAGAGGGACTTATTGATGCTGGATTTGATACGCTTGTCTTTATCCCAAGTATGGACGAAGAAGACGGCCTTGTTACCTGTGGGAATGTCGTGCTGGGCGGGAGCACTGTGAAGCTGGCTACTCCTCAAATTACACCTAAGATTATTGGGATTAAAGCAAAATGAACGAACTTAACGCCTACAAACTGGCTTGTTCAGGCCACACAGAAGAATATATGTCAGAACACATTGACAAAGTTTATCAAATGTGTAAGAATGTCTATGGGAACGATCATGACCTTAACGTTGTGGCTATCCTCCATGATTACCTTGAAGACGTCGAAGGGGCTACAGCAGAGCAGTTATTGACAGCAGGCTTTAGTTGTGCTATCGTAGAGGCTGTGGAGGCACTTACCCGTAAGAAGGGGGAAGACTATAATTATTATCTCTACTGTGTCTCGCAGAATGCTCTAGCAAGCAAGGTAAAGAAGATTGACATTATCTGTAATATCCTGCGTAATGTAGGGACAGACAGCAAACGAGCCCTGTATTACACTAACAAGCTGAGTGATCTACTACGACTTAGTAGTATCTTTGAAGGAGACAACAATGCTAAACATTGTGAAACAACTTGATTTCTGGAATGCCTTGATTAACTCTGGGCTATTTACTCTTGCTGTGATTATGTGGGCTACAGGGCACCCCGACAACCTTTGGAAAGTTATGGCTATTATTGAAGCAATTGTTCTAATTCACATCATTGTTCAGCGTCTTGGAACAAACACAGAATCTGAACAACAAGGGGTACATCATGAATATTAAAGGAGAATGAAATGGCGCAAGTAGAAGAATTGATCGGTAAGACGCTCTCTCACATAGGAACTATCGCAGATAATATTATCTTCATTACAGAAGACTGCATTCAGTATGTAATGTACCATCAACAAGATTGCTGTGAAAATGTGTATATTGAAGATATCTGTGGAGATTTGAATGATCTTATAGGAGAGCCAATCCTTCTTGCAGAGAAAGTTACTAGTTTTGAAGACCCTGAAGGAGTTGAACCTGAGTACCAAGAAAGTTTCACTTGGACCTTCTATAAGTTTGCTACACGTAAGGGGTATGTTACTATTCGCTGGTACGGAAGTAGTAACGGCTACTATAGTGAGTCTGTTTCTTTTATTAACACACAACAAGATAATTAAGGAGAACAACATGGATACTAATACTCGCATCAGCACTGAAATTAAAAGAAAGTTCCTATACCTTATTATTTCTTTCTGCCTTGTGATTGTATCTTTCTTTGGTTTAGGCGCTACACACAGCAAGGATATCTTTTTCGTAATTTCTTCTTGCCTGTCTTTCGTGTGGGCTATTATCTGTATTGACAGTCTTATGATGGAGCTACAAAATGGAATTCGTTGAAGATATTCGTCATTATGCAAAGCTTGGTTTCGTATTCACTTTTCGTGGAGATAGCCTCACAGTGATGTATCACTCTACAGGAGGGGTGTCTAAGATTAGCCCTGTGTATATTGGAGATAACCTACAGCACGCCTTTGGTGCTTGCGAACTATTGCTTACTGAGGCTTCCTGATGCGTGCTACTTGTAAGATTTGTAAGAAGCTACTAAAGGCTGGTTATGTTGAAGTAGGATATTGTGAGGATCATCTTGACATGCTAGATGAAACGTACAATAATGCAGCCACAGATGTAGGCTTTTATGTGGAAGATTTCATCCAAGAGGCTTATACGGAGCAGTATGGAAATGACAATTACTAAGGAGCCTGTATAATGTGGCTAGGAAGTTATACATTAGATTTATATTGTGATAATGATGCCGGCTCAGAGACTTGTTTGGTGTTCTTACAGATAAGCATCAACACTTGCTTGGAGAATTCCCACACCAATATGTAAGAGAGTCTGATAAGCTATGCTTTGCTAGGGCACGTAAAGCTGGCTGGGTGTTTAAGCGTGATGGTAGGGTGTTGTGTCCTAAGTGTTCAGGGAAGAGGGTGAAGAAATGATTGCAAAAGAGCTTGTGAAGGGTGGAAAATACAACTGGCAATATCAGCCTAAACGTCTTATCTATTTAGGTAAGCATCGTGGATGGTTTCAATTTGCTCTTGTTGAACAACCAAATGAAGTGTGGTGTGAAGTATTAGAGTCAAAGCTTTATATGATTGAAGAGAGTATTTGATGGAAATTGACGATATGTTCGATGATGAAGAGGACATTGCACAGTTCAATAAGCAACCTTTTCGTGAATATTCTAGCCCTGAGCAATTTATTACTAACTCCATTTCCTTAGCAGAAGCATGTGTAGAGTATGCCCAAACTTACGGAGATGGGTTTAACTACTCAGACTTGTTCAGTGCTTTCAGTTCTGGAGCGAAGTGGGCAGAGAATAAGCAGGATGCCGAGTTATTCACAGAAGAGCAAGTAGTACGAATAGTGGATAGGATGGTAATTGGTGCAATGGTAAGGTGCGTTCAGATTTGTGAAGCGGTTGGAAAGAAAAGTATTGACAATTTTAGTTACCCCGTATTCGTAAATGCAATACATGCAGAGATTGAGAAACTTAAAGGGAGTAAGCAATGACAACCACAGACGGAGAGTACGAGGCTTTCAAGAACTCTGACAATAATGAAAACTATCTTGACTGTTGGAAAGCCGCCTGTAAATGGCAGCGCGCTAGGATTGCACAGCTTGAAACAGAAGCAGAACTTGGTAAAGTAGCCATGAAATTTATTGATCGTGCAGCAGACGTACATCCCGGAATTGATGATGCTGAGACAATCTGTGAAGAGTTTAGTAAGGCTATGGCACAAGTGCTGGATAAGTATTATGAGGGAGAATAAGATGCAAGAAATTAAACAGCTTGACAAAGAATCTGATGAGATGTACATTAAACGTGTGGCAGCTCTAAAATACTTAGGAGACAAATACCTCCTAGCAACTAAAGTTAAACGAAAGGAACCTAAGAAATGAGTTATATTCTCCCAGCATTTATTGCAATTGGCGGATGTGGTGTGTTTGTTTGGCTAATCTATAGCATTATCAAGTTTCACAAGTTGTCTGAGCAAGACTATCTACGTTGTGTAGAATGTTCTTGTCAATGTGAGCGCAGTCTTGCTGTCAAACGGGAGCAAGACGTTAAAGATAAATTCGAATCGGAGTGTGCATAATGACTAAAGAAGAACAGAAAGCCTATGAGCGAGGTGTTCAAGAGGGCATTCGGCTTGCTACGCACAAGAAGAAAGTGGAATAATGCAATGGTTACGTTATGTATTGTTTCTACTGCTCTGTTGCTTCTCGTTGCCAGTAATGGCCCTCCGTTCCAATGATGTTAAGTGTCTAGCAGCAGCTATGCACAAGGAAGCTAGTGGGGAAGGACGACATGGACAAGAAGCTGTAGCTCTTGTTGTGCTTAATAGGACTTTTGTAAGTAAGAAATCTATTTGCTCGGTTGTTAAAGCTAAGGGGCAATTTAGTTGGTACTCTGGGAGCATTCCTGCTGTAAATAAATCATACCGATTGCTTGCGATCCACATGATTGAAGAGTATAATAGAGGAACGCTAAAAGATTTTACAAATGGAGCCACATACTTTGTTCATGTGAAAGCTAGACCTAAATGGGCTAGAAAGAAGCAGAGAACATATGCTTACAAGCGGCACATATTCTACAAGGAGAAGTAATGAGTACATTTAAAGTGGGTGATATTGTACGGGCTACACGCTCTTTTACGGACGAGGAGTTTCCAAATCAGGGTTGGATGGAAGACATGGAAAAGCTTATTGGAGAACAGCTTACAGTTACTGAAGTTACTGATAAAGACTTGTACGCCCACAAAAACGGTAGCCAAGGTTGGTGGTGGCCTCTTGAAGTGCTTGAGCTTGTTGTAGAAAAGTTTGAATTCAAGGTAGGTGATAAGGTTTGTGTTGTAAAGCGTGTTGAAAGTGAAAAGGGTTGGAGTAATGTGTGGACGGAGGACATGGACGACTACATTGGAAAAACACTTACTATTAGCTCAGTTTATTCACAAGGAATCTATTTCGTAGGGTGTCCTTTTGACTTCCCGGCTAGCTCCCTTGAATTTGTAGAATCTGCTAAGGCCGCTGATGAGATTGTTTCAAGAGCTGTGGCATCAGTTGTTGAGCCGTTGTGTGCAGAACCCTTCCCGGCAGCAGATACAGGTAGTGCAGCTACAAGTAAGCACTATAACTCTAAGCTTATTCAACCAATTGAGATTTGTCAGATGACCCTCACACCTGAAGAGTTTCAAGGTGCCATGAAGTTTAACATCATGAAATACACTCAGCGGGCAGGTAGTAAAGATGGAGAGGGTTCTGAGAAGGACTGGAATAAGGCTCTTCAATATAAGATGTGGCTAGAGCTTGCAAAGCAAGGCGTAACAATTAACCCTCGTGAGCATATTGTTTAAGGAGAACTAAATGAAGAAACTTATCCTAGCTGCTTGGGTATTCCTAGCATCCTCATTAGCACATTCACAGGAGCCCCCTTCTCGCGTAAGCGTTGATACGAAAGCCCTTGAAATGATTCTCTCTGCTTATTGTAATGGTCTTGTAGAAAGTGTTGCTGCTAAGGCGTCTAGTATTAGCAAGGAAGACATGCCTAAATATAAGGAAGTAGCTATGAAGAGCTGCTTGGAGTATATGGTAGTGGGGCTGAAGCCTGTTGTCTTGACGGGGATTTGATATGAACCTCTATTGTGTTTGGTTCAAGGGAAACAGTAACTGGCCTAAGGGGCTATGCTATGAGGGTAGAGACTTATTTCTAACTGAGGTACTGTGGGAGGCTAGAGATTTTGCAAATGAGCTATCAGAACAAATAGGGGTTGATGAAGACCTGTATGTTGTAATGAAATTTAAGGAAGTAGATGATAACGATTAAAGTAATGATTGCTTTTAGCCAATTTGCATGTTATAATAGTATTCCTTCAGTGGAGAATTATGCTTGATTTGAATTACATTAGACAAGAGTTTGCTGAACACATGGCCGAGAATGCCGCACAGAGGTTTTCCTTTGATGCGGCATTATTTCATGTAGCTAAGATTGTGTATCAGCAAGGGTATCAGGATGGGATTTCTAACAATAAGAAAGAAGATGAATGACAAAGTTTGAAGATAGCTTTTCAGAAGAAGTGTGGCGTACAACGTATAAACACCACGAAGATACAAACGTAGAAGACACTTTTCATAGAGTGGCTAAAGCTATTGCCAGCGTAGAGAAGACAGAAGCACTCAGGACAGAATGGGAAGATAAGTTCTTTGACATGCTGTCTAATTTCAAAGTAACAACTGGTGGACGTATCTATAGTAATGCGGGTACAGACTTTGGTAATACCACCCTTGCAAATTGCCTGTCCGGCAACACCCTCGTTCATACTGACAAAGGAATGTTCCCCATTGCTGATTTGGCAGGGACTGTTGTAAATGTTCTAAACGGGAACGGGGTATATTCTCCGGCATTGTTCTCTCAACACGGGGAGCAAGAAGTATTTGAAGTACAATTCTCAAACGGGGAGGTCGTGGAGGCCACTGCAAACCATAGGTGGGTGGTTAACGCTCCGAAAGGTGGTAAGAGTGTCGTTACGACGGAAGAGTTGGTGGGAAAGTCTGTCGCCCTCGTGGGGCTTGAATCCCTTTGCGTGGAGGATGACTCGGCTTTTCGTGAAGGCATTAAAAATGGCCTGATCTTGGGGGACGGCAATCTTTATTACTGCAATAAACATAAGGCTACCTACTCACGCCTTAACCAGTTTTACGACAGTAGGCACCTTGTAGCAGACAACTTTGGCTGGTGTAAAACTGGTTGGTACAAGGACGATCCAGAGGGTGTTTATTGGGTGGATGGACAACCTGCGCGATACAAAGACTTTCCGGTTATTAATGAAAAGTCAGTCAGTTACCTCCTTGGCTTTTTGGCGGGCCTGCTCGCATCAGATGGTTGCGTAGATACTCGTGGGCACACAATGATTCACACAGCAGATTACGAGTATGCCTGCCTTGTGCAAGAGTTGTGCGCTACCGTGGGAATACCTGTCCCATCCGTCAAAAAAGTACGCGAAGTAAGCCCTTTTGACGGTAAGAAGTCAGACCTTTGGAAGATAGTGTTGTCTAAGAAATATGTGAAGGACTTTTTAGTGCTGAAGAACTCTCACACCAGTAAGCGTGGAGCACTTGTAGATAAAAAAGCCCTGCAAGGCTCTGTGAGGTGTCTTAGTGTTTCTTCAATTGGGCGTCTATGCAATGTATTTTGTTGCGAAGAAAATGTAACGCACTCTTTTGTTATTACGAACAGCCTTCTACTTACGGGTAATTGCTTTGTCGGCCCAAATGTTCCTCATGATATGGACTCCCTTAAAGGTATTATGCAGCACCTTGATTGGCAAGCTAAAACACTAGCTAGCGAAGGTGGCTGGGGCGAGAATTTTAGTTATATCCGTCCTCGTGGAGCCTTCATTGAAGGGATTGGTGTAGAGACTCCCGGTGCAGTGAAGTTTATGGAGATGTTTGATAAGTCTTCTGAGATTGTTACTTCCGGTAGTGGAAAGAAAAGTAAGAATAGCAAGGCCAAGGGGAAGATTCGTAAGGGGGCCATGATGGGCTGCCTTGATTGTTGGCACCCTGATGTGATCGAATTTATTACCGCTAAACAGCAGCACGGCAGGCTTACAAAGTTTAATATCTCTGTTAATTTCTCTGATGAATTCATGGGGAGGCTTCTAGCCCTAAATGATCCACTTACCCCTCCAGATCGGCAGAACGAGCTTGACCAGTGGGAACTAATCTTCCCAGATACAAAGCATCCTGCTTACAAGGCTGAATGGGTTGGTAACATTCAAGAATGGAAGGCTAAGGGTTATCCCGTTGTTGTGCATGACACAGTATCTGTTAGGCAACTGTGGAACTTGGTTATGGAGTCTACTTATAACCGAGCAGAGCCGGGAGTGTTGTTCCTAGACAGGGCTAACTACTTTAATCCTTTCTCGTATGGCGAAACAATTAAGGCGACCAATCCCTGTTTTAGAGGGGATATGCGACTACTTACTACCGAGGGCTATAAGCGCATTGATTCTCTGGAAGGCAGGGAGTTTAATAACGTAAATAAAGACGGTACTGTTTCTAAGGGAAAAGTCTGGTCAAACGGAGTAAAGTCTACTGTAGAAGTTCGCTTTGCAAAGAAGGACAGTATTTTCTGTACGCCAGACCATAGATTTATGCTTAATGATGAGTCTGAGTGTGAGGCTAAGAATCTAAAAGGCAAGCGACTCATGCCTTTTTATAGTATTAAATCTGTACCGGTTGATGAGGAAAGCTTTAAGGCTGGCTTCATTTTTGGAGATGGTATGCTGAACCGCTTAAACTCTGAGCGGCACCTAGGGATGGAAGTTTGCATTGGGAAAAAGGATTTAGAAGTAGCTCCCTATTTTGGTGTAACTACGGCTGGAAATCATTATCTAACTTCTGTTTATGATCTAGCGGTTAAGTATGGTCTGAAGGGTGCCCTTACTTACGATAGGGTTCTCCCCGACGAGGTAAACGAGGACTTTATGATGGGGCTTTACTCTGCCAATGGGTCTGTAATTAAGTCTGCTAGTCGTGTTGCCCTGAAAGCTACCTCTCGTGCATTGGTGGATAAGGTAGCCACTTGGCTTGCAAGTAATGGTATGACTCCTTATATTACAACGAACAAGCCTACTAAAGTAAAGTTTGCAAATGGTGATTATCTATGTAAACAGAGCTATGATGTTAATCTTGTAGGTAACGAGAACCTTATTATCTTTGCAGAGAAGGTATCATTTCTACATGAATACAAACGTAAGGCGTTAGAGGTTGCAATCTTAAACTCTGCCCCTTATGTGCAAAACGTTGTGGAATCTGAGGCTTGGGAAGTGTTTGACTTCAACGAGCCTGTAGCCCATTGGGGAGTTTTGCAAGGTGTTGTGGTGCATAACTGCGGGGAGCAGACCCTAGCTCCGGGTGGTATCTGTTGCTTGGGTAGTGTAAATCTAACTCAATTCTTAGATGATAAAACCAGAGAAGTTGATATCAATGGAATTACTAAGTACGTTAAGTATCTCGTGCGTTTCCTTGACAATGTAAATGAATACTCTGGTGCCCCTCTGCCTGAGTACACTGATTCAATGCGCAACAAACGCCGTATTGGCTGTGGAGTGCTGGGCTGGGGTAGCTTACTATTCATGAAGAAAGTTGTCTTCGGCAGCGAAGAAGCATTAGAGCTACAAGAGCAGATCATGCAAGCATATGCAAGAGCTGCTTACGAGGCATCAATTGATCTAGCGATGGAGAAAGGCAAGTTTAAGTATTGCGTCCCAGAGAGGCATGCACAGGGAGCCTTTATTAACTCTATCGGACTGTCCGATGGGTACATGGAGAAGCTAAAGCACTTTGGTATTCGCAACAGTAGTTTGCTATCACAGCAGCCTACAGGGAACACTTCAATCCTAGCTAACATCGTCTCTGGAGGTATTGAGCCTATCTTCATGCCTGAGTACATTCGTACTGTTATCGTTCCACAGATGCCGGAAGACATGCAGGCATTCACCCCTAAGTGGTTTGAAGGAGAGTGGTTTGAGACAGAAGTATTCAAGGAAACCAAGGAAGGCGATGAGCCAATCCTGAAGGGAGTTTGGAATGGGGTTACTTACAAGATTGACAAGAGCCGGGGATTAACTAAGGAAGTGCTATGTGAGGACTATGGTGTTCGCTGGCTTAAAGCTCGTGGAGAGTGGGCACCTACCGCCACTTGGGCAGTTACCACAACACAGCTTAGTGCGCAAGCTCATATTACAGACCTAAAGGGATTTGCTCGCTATACCGACTCTGCCTGTAGCAAGACTGTCAATATCCCCAATGACTATCCCTACGAGGAGTTTAAGAATCTCTACCTAGATGTGTACAAGACAGGGTATATCAAAGGCTTCACCACCTATCGTTCCGGCACCATGTCTGCTGTATTAGCAGCAAAGGAAGATACCGAATCTGAAGGGGAAGAGGTAATCCTAGATGACGTTAAGCTTTCCGATAGCCTACCGGCAGTGATGAAGCGGCTGAAGGCAGAAGGCAAGAAGTGGTATGTCACTACGATTATGAATGAAGACAGCACAGCACCAATGGCTTTGTTTGTTCATACGAATCATCCTGAGAAGAACACAACATCGAAGTATGCAGCAGAGGTGTTGTTTGCTCTAGCAAGACTCAAGGGTGTTCCTGAGCAGTACGTGAAGGAAATTGAGGACAAGGTGGTGGCAGATAATAACACCACTAAAATTGCTAGGGCTATTAGTCTTAACCTTCGGCATGGTGTTCGTGTCAGAAGCATTGTTTCTGCTCTTGATGCCGTAGATAACATCTTTGTTGGATCATTCTTGTTTACAATTAAGAAGTATCTGAGCAGCTTCATAAAGAACGGTGAGAAAGTAGCAGGAGTTAAGTGCTCTGAGTGTGGAAGCGACAAGATTGTTTATGAAGAAGGATGTCAGAAGTGTGTTAATTGTGGTAGTAGCAAGTGTGGATGATCTGAAATAACCCTTGACAGCCCCGTTCAGTCTGCTAATATAGAGTCTGTTCGGGGCTTTTCTTTTTCAAATCTAATTTATAGGGAACTTTATAATGTATTCTCACTGCATCTGTTGCCATGAGCCCTTCACTAAGGCCAATGTTTACACTAAAGGTGGCTGGAGAGAAACCCAAATCTCTGGTATGTGTGAAGAGTGTTTCGATGAAGTACTAGACGAAGGTGATGAAGTTCCTTACAATGACTATGAATTTCAAGGGAGTTAGCATGCAAACATTCGAGGAATATTGGAAAGAATATTGCGCCAAGAAGCGCCTTGTTGAGAAAGGGCCGATGATGCAGGGGATTAAGCACATTGTGCAGGATGCTTGGAAGGCAGCTTTCTATGCTGGCTATGACGATGGATACGAGCAAGCAGTATTGAAGGAAAGAGGGTAATGCTCTCCTACGCCTTGATGAAAGCTGCACAGCATTGTTCTAAGGGACGGAGTAGACATTACGCTGTAGCTGTAGATAAACGTGGTAATGTTATAGCTGAAGCAGGTAATTTGTACTGTAAAACTCATACTTTACAGGCCCGATATGCTAAGGCTGTAGGGCGTGATTATTGCATAGGCTTACACGCCGAGATTCATGTACTAGCTTTGCTTGCAAAGCAGAAGAAAATATGCTATACTCTCTACATCGCTAGGGCCAAGAAAGATGGGACAGCAGGCAACAGCATGCCGTGCTCTATATGCGCCAGAGCACTGGAGATTGCTGGTATATTTACAACTAATGAGTAAGGAGAACCGAAATGGGCTATTACACAGATTTTGAAGTTAGTGTGGATGATTATGCTATTGGAAATGATCTTGATAAGACACTGAAGGAAGTAACCAAGTATTCTTTTAGAAACGGATACTTGCAAGAGGCGAAGTGGTATGATTGGAAGAGAGACATGCTTACTATTTCAAACGCTTATCCAGAAGCAATTTTCACTGTAGAGGGAAACGGAGAGGAAGCAGGGGATATGTGGAGGGCCTATTTCAAGAACGGAAAGGTCCAAGTGGCTAAGGCTGTTATTACATATGCTCCGTTTAATCCTGAGTTGCTTTCTTAAAGGAGAACTAAAATGACCTGATCCGCTGAACCAAGCCCTTGCAGGTGTTATTACTAAGGCTGTAGAAAGCATTGACAGTGCTACAACGTTCCTGTCTGCACAACTCCCTGATGTTATCCACCAGTTGCTTGTGTGGAAGATGGCTCAAGCTGGAATGGTATTTACGCTTTGCCTCCTGTTTGTACTAGGATATGTGCTATTTGTCAGGTGGATTATTAAGAATGAGTACTTGCAAGACTCGTATCTGGGCGGCCCTACAGCGGTGGCTTTGATTATCGGAGGCATCCTTACTATTGTCTGTGTGATCGTAGGCTCAGTAGCCCTATTCGACATGCTCCAAATCTGGCTAGCCCCAAAGATTTATGTTATGGAATATGCTTCTTCATTGATTAAAGGGAAGTAAGCATGCAGAAAACATGTGTTGTACAATTCAAAGACCTTTCCACACACGTACTTTGCTTAGATAACCCTCTTATTGAAGAGCTTGAGAATAGCCGCTTCATTGATGAAGTGATGAGAGGGTACAAGGAGAAGGATGAAGAGGGAAACGTAAAAGAAATTATTCGTGTAATGGTGATTGAGAAATAAGGAGAGTAGAATGTCTGATAAAGTGTATTCAATAGATGAAGAAGAATTCTTTGAAGAGATGGATGATGCTCTTCAACGTTTGGAGAGTTGCCCTTGTATTGGTCAGACGATTTACATAGGAACTAAGAAACAAAAGAAAGCTAGCAGCTTCTTTGATGTTGAGTTTATGATTGAACACATGCAAGACCAAGCCTATGATGATGCCGGAGAGTGGTCAGAGGGTTTCTTTGAAGACGTATCAAAAGAAAAGATTAAAGAGCTAGAGACTATGATTAAGACTTGGATAGATAAGGAAGTGTTTGTTAATTTCTGGCAAGTCTCCGATGTTAAGGAGTATGCTTTGACAGAGGATGATGTGAGTAATTATAGTGAGGAGACTTTCTGATGCCTGATGGACTTGAACAATTTAATAAGGCTGTACTAGACCTGGAAGAGCTTGATCCTGTGGTGACATTTAGTGATGGAGGAGGGGCGCGCCTTGCTTTGTGCTACCATAAGGGCATGAAGGCTATCTCTGTTATACAAGCATATTGGACAGGAGATGATAACTCTGACTTAGCAGAAGTAACACAGGTATTTCTGGATGATTATGCTGTGAAGCAATTGAAGAAACTGTTGGAGGCTAATGATGCAAATTAATACTACGTTCTCGTGTGGAGATATTGGATACGCCTTCTCAGAAAACCGTGTAAGAGCATTAACTATAGGGCAAATTCGCGTAGAAGTAACAGATTCTCCCGGTCACGAAGGGTATTCGTTCTATAGCAACTATGCTCCACAAAAGGGTTATGAAGAAGTGGTAATGTGTGTTGAAACCGGCATTGGTAGTGGTACTCTCTGGACTGTTGGAAAGACTATTTTCAAATCAGAAGCTGTGTGTGCTGCTGTAAGTTCAGCCAAGATCGCTGCTGTCGAAGCAGAGAAGAAACGGCTGGAAGAGTATAAACTTGAACAAGCTAAACAAGAACTTCTTGAGGCTGAAGCTAAGATTAGACGTCTTAAAAAGATTGTGGGAGAAGCAGAATGAAACTAGCATCCCGCCTCTACTTCATCAAAGATAAGTATGAGAACAAATTTGTAGCCTTTGGCCCTAAGATTGCTTGGGCAACGAGTGCAGCAGCTAAGAATGCTTTTGCTTTGCACACCGTAGAATATCAAACACGGCTTACCAGTAAAGGGCTTCCCTACCCACAAGCTGTGCATCTAAAACTAGATGACCAGATTCAATATGTTCTGGTAGAATATACGGGCGATGGTGTAGAAATTGAGCTATGAAGAAACTCTACGTAACTGAAGAAGAGTGGGAGAAGGCTGCCCGTAAATACTATAAGTTCCTTAAAGGGGACAGCGTAGTACTGCCAGATTGGATAACAGGCACCTTCTATGAAGGCGTAGTGAAGCACTTCTACACGACAGACCAGTTTAACCACGAGGCAGCACCCCATCAACGGTATGTTGTCATGTTGGATAACAATATAGAGGTTGATGTGTGTGGGTCTGAGATTATGACGCATAAAGAATGGAGAAAGAATGTTGAAAGCTAAACTAATTGCAGTAACACAGCCTGTTGTAGAAGGTATCAACGACGCTCAAGAGCTTATTGCTTATTGTGCTCGTGTGTCTAATCCTTCTAATCAAATGAATATGGATACAGCAGACAAGCTGCTGAAGTATCTTGTCAAGCATAAGCATTGGAGCCCTCTTGAAATGGCTAATGCCGTGGTAGAAGTGGAAGCCCCAAGAGATATTGCACGGCAACTACTCCGCCATCGTAGCTTCTCTTTCCAAGAGTTCAGCCAACGGTATGCAGACGTGACACAACTTAGTAACTCATTCTGTATTCGCGAATGTCGAATGCAAGACATGAAGAATCGCCAAAGCAGTGTTGCTCCTAGTGATGTGGCTCTGGAACTACTTTGGGAAGCTAAACAAAAGGCTATCCTAGCTCTTGTGGAAGAATCCTATAAGTGGGCAATTGAACATGGCATTGCAAAGGAAGTTGCTCGCGTAATCCTCCCTGAAGGGCTTACAATGTCTCGCCTGTACGTTAATGGAACAATCCGCAGTTGGCTACATTACCTAGAAGTCCGTATGGAGCGAGGCGTTACACAGGAAGAGCACGTATTACTCGCAGAGCTTATTGCTGAACAAATTACTAAAGCATTTCCTGTTAGCCTTGGTAACAAGCTTTGTCATTTTGAACAAGAAACAACCACCAATTTTGTTAAACCAGAGAACGATTACAGTGTTTTAGAATTGTTTGCAGGTGCTGGCGGTTTGGCTGTCGGAATGGAAAAGGCGGGTTTGAAATGTGTCGCACTGAATGAGATAGACAAATGGGCTTGTCAAACATTGCGCAAAAACCGCCCCAATTGGAAAGTATTAGAAGGTGATATAAAAGGTTTTGATTTTTCTGAATACCATAATAAAATTGATGTTGTTACAGGCGGCTTTCCTTGTCAAGCGTTTAGTTACGCAGGTAAAAAGTTAGGGCTTGCAGATGCCAGAGGAACGTTGTTTTACGAGTTTGCAAGAGTTGTAAAAGAGGTAAATCCTCCCATTTGCATAGGTGAAAACGTCCGTGGTTTGTTGAGCCATGAAAATGGAAAAACCCTTCAAGGGATGATTTCCATTTTGGATGAAATCGGATACAATGTGATGCCTTATCAGGTTTTGAAGGCTGTAAATTACAAAGTGCCACAAAAGCGCGAACGCTTGATTTTAGTAGGAATCAGGAAGGACATTGATGTAAAATTTGAATATCCAAAACCATATAAAAAAATATACACTCTAAAAGATGCCTTGCAAAAAGGGGAATTGTTTGAAGATAATGTCCCAAAATCAGAAGGTGCAAAATATCCTAAAAGCAAAATTGATGTTTTAGATTTGGTTCCACCAAAAGGTTACTGGCGTGATTTGCCTTTAGAAATTCAAAAGGAATTTATGGGAGGTAGTTTTCATCTTGGTGGCGGAAAAACAGGTATAGCTCGTAGGATTGGTTGGGATGAACCTTGTTTGACTTTGACATGTAGCCCAGCCCAAAAACAAACCGAACGTTGTCATCCAGATGAAACTCGCCCGTTTACCGTCCGTGAATATGCTCGAATCCAAACATTTCCTGATGATTGGAAATTTGAAGGTTCTATCGCCCAACAATACAAACAAATAGGCAATGCTGTTCCTGTGAATTTAGGCAGAGAAGTTGGCTACTCTATTATGAAATTCTTGAACAAGTATTATTCAAGAATCAAACTTAAATAACGATGAGCACCTAATTTCTTCAGTTAATTCTGCACAACCTATATTCATTAAATTTTTTGTTTCAAGACTATTGATGCATCGGAGTGGCTTGACACAAAGAATACTGTTGAGGTTCTTTTTAGGGATGGTTCAAAATTCGTCGGCGGAATAAAAATTTTTATTTGGTCCGAGATAGGTGTAGCAGATATTGTAGTTTTTCGTAAAGCAGAATAAATCATTTACAATACTAAATCGAATTTATAGGAGAGAACATGGGATCACTAGAATCTGTATCATTTTCTTATGGTTGGTCGTGGTGGAACATCACAGGGTACTACACGCCGGCAGTAGAAGGACGTACATATGGTCCCCCTGAAGACTGTTACCCTTCAGAGGAAGCAGAGTTTGAGATGTACGAGATTGTAAAGGATGGAGTAGAATATATTCCTGAGTCACAAGATGAAGTGGATGCCTTGGAGGAGTATTGCATCCTAGAGGCTATGGAACAGGCTCAAGAGAATGAAGACCAGACCTTCGATGATTACATTGATGGAAGGCGTGATTGGCGCTGGGTGGAGGAAGACTATTGTGGAAATGAATATTGAAATGTTTTCAATTCCAAATTAGTTTCGAATTTATACGAGAAATCACCCATTTTATGCTTAAATTGTAGGAGTATCGAGCAACATACAAACTACACCGAACAGGGCAGAATTATCGTAGCACGATAATTCTGTATAACACTGGTACACAAAGGGAAACGTGGTACTCTACTATAGCATTAGTGCATGAAACATTCTTCCATTGAGTGTTAATTATTGGCAGAATATTGCAGGAATAACAGGGGAAAATACAGAGATGCCTAAGTTTATTAAAGCGACGGATGTATATGGAGAGCTAATCTACTTGAATGTGGATAAGATTGCCCGGATTACTACCGCTATAACAAACACTGATTCAGAAGAATATAAAGAGTGGATGGAAGAATTGAAGGCTACTCATCCTCCACGTTCTCTGGTTTTTATGGATGATTGCCCTCCCGGCACAGGGATACACTTGCACAGTACAGTGGAAGAAGTAACAGCAGACTTATTGATTGTGTGACAGAGAGCCCCTACAGAAGTGTAGGGGCCTTTTGCTTATGTGTACAAGAAAATATGTATAGGGCTTGCCTAGGAATCAATTGTGATTTTGGTACGTAGGATTTTCGCCAGCCCGTACAGGTCTGCCTATTTTTGGTCCCGAATAGCGCTACACCCCTCTATGCGTGTTTTTGACGAATTCCCCTTTTTAGTGCATCGGCACCAAAGTAGGAGTACTGGTCGGTACAGCTAAAAAGTTTGTCTCAGCCTCTGGCACGCCCCCTGCTAGGGCATAATTCGTGCCATCCCTATATAACCTAGCGGTTATGGCATAGACCGTGCTTTGCAAGCAGCTAACGTGCCAACTATGCTCGGATTAACACTAAAATTTAAGAATAGCGCCTGCCTATAATTAAACCTGCTGCCGATAAACTTAACCTATGGCATAGGCGCGAGTGGTCCTGTGTCCGTTAGGCTTAGAAAAAGTATACCGTACAATCGCGAGAACGTATACATTTATTTTTCAGCTTTACAAGGGCAGGGTGGCACGTTTCCTGCTACGCGTGCGGGCGCGTCTAGTTGTATGGAAGGGCCGCGCCGCGGGTATCCTGTGAGGCTTAAAAATAATTTGCGAAAGGGCTTGCACAGTTTTGAGGGACTTGCTATAGTAGAGTCACTGAAGCAAACAACGCACTGGAGCTAACATCGTGACAACACAAACACAGCTTGCAATCAAAGCCGCAAAGGGCTTCAAAACTTGGGGTCGGGATGCCGCACGCCGTTTTGTTAAGAATAGCGGAGCATGCCCTAAGCTTGTTAGGCTCGCCCGCCAGCTTGAGGCTATGAAATAGTTCACACGCAAGCAATAAACAACGTGTTAGAATAAAGCCCGCTTAATCTTAGGAATTGAGAACATGAAAAACGATACTATCCGTCAAATTGTTGATGCTTTTAATGGAAAGCTTTTTGAACAACGCTCAGGCGATGCGAAGTCTGACGCTCAAGCAAACCTTGAGGGGATTACGCACTATGTAGATGAAAACACCTTAAAAGGCTTTGGTGCTCGCATCCTGCAAACTGTATCAACGGACGAGGGTTTGTTTTTTGCTCTGCTTGAAAGTTTGCCCGGAGATAATACCGGGCGCCTTTTCCGGCCTGTAATTTTTGATTGTTTCGGAACTGTTTGCAATGATAGGCTTTCGCGAAGCGAATCATTCAGAACAAGCAAGGCAGCCAACAAGCAGATGTGGATTGATCTGAACAAGCTTGACGCAAGCGAACATTATTCACAAGTATTTGCAAGCAAGCTCCGCAGGCTGCACGCTACAATTGAAGACGTAACAAAACTAATCGAGGGCGAACAATGAAAACTATCATGCAAACAATTTTGAAAAACTCCGCAGGCTTTTCCGTCAATATAACAAAAATGACCGCCTATGCTGCAAGCAAACTTGACGGCGTACAGGGTAACATTGGAAAGACTAGCATTTCTTGCCTATTGGACGGTAGCAAGGCAAGCGTAAATGGCTGGAGCGTAACCCAGCAAGCAGAGGAGCCACCGCAAGGCTTCAATCGAGCCAACAAAGCTGGGGTCGAATACTGCGGAACGGGAAAGCTCCGCCAGCGCAACCCAATGAAGATCACTTGCAAGCTAACGCAAGCAGGCGAAACCTACCGGGTCAAAGCTTCAAAAGATTTTGCGCGATTCTTGAACGTAGTTGCAACAAGCCCAAATAGTGAGTACAATAACATCGCGGAAAGCCTTGGATGGTCGCGTGACTATGTCGCAGTATATGCGGCGCGAGCCAAGTCAAAGGGCTTGATTGAAACGACCAAGCAAAGCGGCGCAATTTTTGGAATGCGAGGGTAATAACATGAATGACCTAATCGAAGATCTACTGCTTGAAATCCTGCCGCATGGCTCAGGTATTGATTGCAAATGGCAATTCACGACGCAAGCGAATGGGAAAATCCGCGCTGTTAATGCCTTCCATTGTATGGATGAGAACGGCTATTATTGTGGGTATCAGGATTTCGCTGTAAAGCTTGACCCTAAGCTTTCGGCGCATGAGTTTATTCTGTCATTTCAGTATCAACGGCATTTGGCGGAGCGTTATCAATTGCGCGATTTCTTGAATGATACGTTTGATTATGCTCTACGCCGTGAATTGGAAAAGCTCAAGCTTGACCCCAACGCTACGCTCGAAGCTAATGCGCAAGCCTTTGATGTAATGAATGGGAGCAAATAACATGCAAACAATCATCATTTGTGGCGTGCCAATTAAAGTAAAGCAGGGAAACCCCCTGTACTTTCACGAGAATGGCAATTATTACGAACCGCTATGGATTGCAGGCAAGCAGCATGGCAGAACAGCACAAGAAGCGGCAGAAAAGTATTACGCAATACTGCAACAAGGCAAAGGAGAATAAAGCCATATCACAATTGACTATCGTAACAAATAACGTCCCGCGATTCACGATTGACGCATACGAGCTAACGGAAAAGGACCGATATGATGAACAACCACGAACTTGCAAACAAGCTTGACCAGATAGCAGCAGGTAACACTTATGATGCCGAAGCCCTGCTGGCCGCCGTAAGGCATGACGTTACAACGTCAAACGATAGGGCCATGCTTGGGCGATACTTGTTCGGGGGGCACCTCGGCGCGGATCGTCTGAGCTTGCAAGAGCTTGCGAACTACATCAGGGAAGTGTGAAATAATTCGCACTGTGTAACATTCTAAGGGCTTGCGTAACATTATGGATTCGTGAGACTATAAAGCCTAACGAAACGGGCGGGGTGATAAAATGGCAAAACGCAGGCAGAAACAAAACCCGCGCAATGACGCACTAATGGCCCTCGTAGAGCTTGCTGGTGGATATGGTGTGGCAACCACGGAACAGATCGCACAAGTAGCGCAAGCTTATGGCCTAGAGTGCTGGGAGATGGAAGGCTTGTATTTTGATGCAACTGAAACCGCAGGCGAGGAATAATCATGTTTAGCCTTATTCGTAAGTGTCGGGACGAAATCGAATGCACTTTGGCGCTTGCAGGCGGCTTAGTTGTTCTCGCAGGCTTCGCCTTAAAAATAATCCTCGCGCCGTTTAAACTTATTTTGCTATAGTAGAGTCACTGGATCAACGAACACAACGGGGTAAGAGATGCGAAACGATCGGCAAGTCACATTCTCAGGCGGTTTCGCTGTTACCAGCGCAAGCGCTGTGAGGGCTGTCCGTACTCGGCAGGGCGGCTTTCATCACGGCAAGGCGCTAGGCTGGATCGTTGCAGGCGGCATTGCGCTTTCCGTTATCAAATACATTTAAAACTAGAGGCTAATATCATGAAAATCTATTCTATTAACGGCGGGCAGTTGTTTGAAGATACTGAATCAAATACTCTTGCATGTTGTTTGGAAAAGGCTGTACATCAAAGGGCTTACCTCAGAGGGGCTAACCTCAGAGGGGCTAACCTTAAAGGGGCTAACCTCGAAGGGGCTAACCTCGAAGGGGCTAACCTCAGAGGGGCTAACCTTGAAGGGGCTAACCTGCCTAATTTTCTGATTGTTCCTGAAATCGGTAGTTTTTATGCCTACAAAAAACTTAAAGAAGGGGTAGTCGTTAAAGTGTTTATACCCTCAAAAGCAAAACGTACAAACAGCCTTATTGGCCGAAAGTGTAGAGCCAGCGAATTAAAAGTTGTTAAGGTGGTGGAAAACCCATACGGGGTGGAACTGCCTATCGGAAGCACAAACCAAGGGCATTATATGCAATATCAGATCGGAGAAATATTTAAAGCAGACAGTTTTGATTCAGATATCCGGATTGAGTGTACTCACGGAATTCACTTCTTCATGACTCTGCGCGAAGCGC